ATTGCCGGTCCTTTAAATGTTAATATAACGGACGGGAGAAGTTAATGACATACGCAGAATTAAAACAAAAAATTATAGACTACACAGAAGTATCTAGTAATGTTTTTACAGATATTATTTTAAATGGTTTTATTGAAGATGCTGAACTTAGAATTTTAAGAGAAGTAGATTCTGATAATAATAGAAGATATGATACAGCAAAATTAGTTCTTAATACTAGATTTGTAGATACACCTGATAATTTATTAATCGTTAGATCTGCTCAAATTGTAGATTCTGATGGTACAGCTTTAGCAGATAACAGAGATTTTCTTCAATATAGAGATACTAATTTTATGGCAGAGTTTAACCCTAAAGGAGAAACAGGTGTTCCCAAATACTATAGTTACTGGGATGAAAGCACTTTGGTATTTGCTCCAACTCCAGATGCGACCTATACAGTTCAAATAAATTATATCTTGAAAACACAGGGATTATCGTCTACAAACACTACTACATACTTAAGTCAAAAATTTCCCAATGGTTTATTGTATGCTTGCCTAGTTGAGGCTTACGGATTTTTAAAAGGTCCTGTTGACATGTTTCAGTTATATGATAAAAAATACACAGAGGCAGTCAAAGGATTCTCAATTGAACAAATGGGAAGACGAAGACGGGATGAATACCAAGCAGGTGTTCCTCGAATAGGAAAACAATAGGAGATAAATTATGGCAATAACACAAGCAATTTGTAACTCATTTAAGAAACAGCTTTTAGAAGCTGACATGAATTTCAAACAAACTGGTGGTGATAAGTTCAAATTAGCTCTTTACATTTCTACAGCAACTCTAAACTCGGCAACGACTGCGTTCACAGCGACAGGTCAAGTTGGAAACAGTGGTCAATACGCTTCTGGTGGCGGAGCTCTTGTTAATGGTGCTACTTCTATATCAGCAGGTGTAGCGAGAGTAGACTTCGCAGACAGATCGTTTACTGGAGTAACGTTAACTGCTAGAGGAGCAATGATTTACAATACATCATCTGATAGTACTAATGCATCAGTTTGTATTTTAGATTTCGGAAGTGATAAAACAGCTACATCAGGAACTTTTACAATTCAGTTTCCAGCGCCAACATCAACAGCAGCGATTCTAAGAATCTCTGGTTAATTAGGAGGTAAACTCCTATGAGCACAGGTGCATGGGGCCAGGTAACCTGGGGTTACGCTAAATGGGGCGAGTTAGGAGATGCTAACGCATCACCTAATAACACTAACCTATTAGCTACAACTACTTTAGGTACAGGCACTCAAGAAGGTGAAATTAATTTAGGTTGGGGTAGAGCTAATGGTTGGGCAACTTTTGGTTGGGGTATTCCAGGAACTTTACTAGCGTCTGGAATTCAAGCAACTGCAAATTTATCTTCCGTAACTATTGACAATGAAATAAACACAGGATGGGGATCTGATACTTGGGGAACTGAGTTATGGGGATCTTCTGGATTAAATGTTCCTGTTACCAACACTAATTTATTAATTACAGCTGCTGAAGGAAGTGCAGGTCTTGCATTTGATGGAGATTCTAATTTAACTCTTACAGGATTACCTTTAACTGCTACTTTAAATAATGTAGATGGTTTTGCTGCTTTTGTTGCAACGCCTACAGGTTTTAATATGACAATGCAGCTGTCCTATGACCCTGAAATAATAACTCCTGCTTCTTTACCTATAACTATGAATCAAGGTACGGCTAACCTTGATGCAAATACAATAGTAGAAGTAACCTCTACTTCTGTAGGTTATTGGGGATATAAATCTGCGTGGGGTAACTTTGCTTGGGGTAATGGAGTAACTGAAACTTTAGCTATGTCTATGCTCGAAAACTTTTCGGGAGTAGATCCAGCGCCAGATGTTTCTTTAACTGGAAATGCAATGGCTGCTGCTTTAGCTGCTGGAAATACTTTTAACATTATTGGAGATGCAAATGTGCCTGTAACAAATGTAGCTAATAATTTATCAATGGCTATCACTACAGGTAATGCTGAATTAGAAGCATTAACTCAAGTAGATGTAACAGGATTTCCTTTAACAGCTATTTTAAGCAGTGTTGCTGAAGTAACAGGTAATGCAAATATATTTCCAACAGGATTTGGATTGACAAATAGCTTAGGAACGGCTACAAATGTATTGATTTGGAACGAAGTTAACACTGGCACAGCACCAGTTGATCCTCCAGGATGGCAAGAAGTCAATACTAACGCTGCATAATTATAGTTTGACACTATAAAAAAATTTTAATAATATAAGTAAATCGGAGTATAAAAATATGGCTAATTCAACATCAGCAAGTTTAAAACTTACAGTTCAAGCTACTGGAGAAAATTCAGGAACTTGGGGACAAATTACAAATACAAACTTATTAATCGTAGAACAAGCAATCGGTGGTTTTGAAGCAGTTGCTGTTACGACTGGAGCAACTCTTGTTTTTACAAATGGTGCTCTATCAAATGGTAAAAATGCAGTTTTAAAATTAACAGGTACAATTGCAGGTGCGGTTAATGTAGTAATTCCGAATTCAATTGAAAAAACTTTTGTAGTTGACAATGCTACTTCTGGTTCTCACGCAGTAACTTTTAAAACTTCTTCTGGTACAGGTGTGACTTGGGCAGCGGCAGATAAAGGTACTAAAATGGTTTACTCTGATGGTACTAATGTTGTTGATACAGCATTTACAGAATTATCTTCAGACTTTTCACCACAACTTTCAGCAGACTTAGATACAAACAGTCAAAATATTACTATTGATGACGCTCATGGTGTTATTGATGAAAATGGTAATGGACAATTAATTTTTCAAACAACTGCTTCGGCTGTAAATGAATTTGAATTAACAAACGCAGCTACAAATAACGCACCACAAGTTGCAGTTAGGGGTGGTGACACTAACATAGATATGAATATTACACCAAAAGGAGTTGGTAGAGCAACTTTCAATGGTCAAGGTAAAATTCAAAGTGTTGCAGAAAAAGTTACATCTTCAGCAACTGCAGCTACGGGAACAATTAACTATGATGTTCTTACACAAGCAGTTTTAAATTTTACATCAAACGCTGCAGGAAACTACACTCTAAATATTAGAGGTGATGGATCAAATTCTTTAAACTCAATTATGGACACAGGTGAATCAATCACTATTGCACACTTAGTACCACAAGGTGGATCTGCTTACTATAATAACGTAGTTCAAATTGATGGTTCTACTGTTACTCCTGAATGGCAAGGCGGTGCTGCACCTAGCGAAGGAAATGCAAGTTCAATTGATGTTTATACATATACAGTTATAAAAACTGGAGATGCTACGTTTACAACATTAGCAGCACAAACACAGTTTGCGTAATAAAAAAAATTAGGAGGAGAAAGATTATGCCACTATTAGGAACACTTGGAGCAGGATCAGCTAAAGGTTTTGGTCTAACATCGGGTAGTACACCTACTTTAGAAGTTGATTATTTAGTTGTTGCTGGAGGTGGTGGCGGCGGTGTAGATGATGGCGGCGGCGGTGGCGGCGGCGGAACGCGAACATCTTTTCCCGGTGGAACTAAAATAGCACTAGAATCTGGAACAACTATTACAATTGGAAGCGGCGGCGACGGTCAACCAAATTCAGGGCCAGGCCCTGTAACAAGAGATGCTGCTAAAGGTCAAAATTCAACAGCTGGAGATATTACATCAACTGGTGGCGGAGGCGGAGGCCCTCCTAGAACAGCCGGCGGTGCTGGCGGTGCTGGCGGTGGTGGATCTAATTCTCCTTTTCCCGGTGGAGCTGGAAACGAAGGTGGTTTTCCAACACCTGAAGGAGCCCCTGGTGGCGCCGGTGGAGGAAATAACTCTGGCGGCGGTGGCGGCGGCGGTGGAGCTAGTGGAAATAGTGGAAGTGCTGGCCCCGGACCTACTAACGGAGGCTCTGGAGGTGGTGGAACATCAAATTCAATTTCAGGAAGTTCACAAACAACTTCTGGCGGTGGCGGCGGTGGCGGAAATAGCCCTGGTGGTTCTGGCCCTGCAAATGATGGTGGAGGACCTGGTGGTGCAGGAAACTCTTCTACAGCAGGTACTGGAGTAGATGGAACTGGCGGCGGCGGTGGCGGCGGTGGCGGAAATAGCCCTGGTGGTTCTGGCCCTGCAAATGATGGTGGAGGACCTGGTGGTGCAGGAAACTCTTCTACAGCAGGTACTGGAGTAGATGGAACTGGCGGTGGCGGTGGCGGCGGCCCTGGAGGTGGACCTAATCGTACTGGTGGTTCTGGTGGAAATGGTTTTGTTATATTGAGAGATCCTGCGGGAACAGCAGGAGTATCTATTGCTCCTGGAGCAAACACTGTTACTCCACAACCTGACGGATCTATTGTTTATCTTTTTACAGTAACAGGGACATTTAGTTTTTAATATGACTATAAATACAACATATAAATATGCAGCTAAGTTAGAGCTTAAACAAGATTTGTTTAATGTAGGACAACAAAATAAAGTTATAACTGAAATTATAACAGTAGATCCTTCTACGGAAAATATTTCAGTTTTTTGTGAAAAAAGAAAGGGCGGTGAATGGAAAGAATTATCTAAAAAAATGCCTTTAAATTCTGTTTGGAACGGAACAAAGTTTATTCTTTCTCAACCCCATGCTTCTTGGTCTTTAGACGAAGAAACTGGTGACTGGAATGCACCGGTATCTAAACCGAGCAATCCTACATTTCAACAAAATGATTTTCCTGTGGATACTTATTGGATAACTTGGAACGAAACAGATCAAAGATGGGAAGGTCAAAATAAACAAGACAATCAAAACTATTATTGGAATCCTGATAATTCTTCTTGGAACTTAATATAAAAATCTAGACACTTAGTTTTAAATAGTATATATCTTTTATATAAAGATTATGAATAATTATAAAGATTTATATTGGTTTTTTGAAAATAAAGTAGATACAAGAACTTGTAAAAAAATAATTGCACTTCATAATAAACAACAAAAAGAACTAGGTCGAATAGGAACTTTTCCTAAACAGACTTTTAAAAAATTAAATAAAAAACAAAATAAATCTTTAAAAGAAAAAAGAAATTCTTATGTAACTTTTTTCAACAAAGATTGGATATTTAAATTACTAAAACCTTTTATTTCTACGGCAAATAAAAATTCAGGTTGGGATTTTAATTTAGATTGGTGCGAACCAGTTCAAATAACTAAATATGTTGGAAATAAAAAACAACATTATGATTGGCATTGTGACACAGGAGTTGAACATGTCGAAAATGATGGTAACAATAAAATAAGAAAGTTATCTATTGTTATTTCCTTAAGTGATTCTAAAGATTATAGGGGAGGTGATTTTGAATTTCAATATAGATCAACCGATGATCCTACTTTAATAACTCCAGTTCCTATTTTAAAAAACCAAGGAACAGTAGTCGTATTTCCATCTTACATATGGCATAGAGTAAAACCCGTTACAGAAGGTGTACGATATTCTTTAGTAGCTTGGGTTAGAGGAAAAAAATTTAAGTAATGAAATTTATATTATTAAAAAAATTTATAAGTACAAAAGATCTTAACAAGATTAAAAAAGATATTATTGTGGATTTTAAAAAAAATAAACACAAAGATAATTTAAACTCAGGCACACAAACTAAACCTAATTTACATTTAATTCATACAACACCGCATTGGAAAAGATTTTATAAAAAATTAAATACAATAATGTTTAAAATAAATCAAAAAAAAATAATAAAATCTTGGTGTTTAAAAATTAATAAAAAAGAAAAAAATTTTTTTCATAAACACAAAGAGAATACTTTTACTTCTGTGTTTTACTTACAAAACGATAACTATGAATTAGGCACCCATCTTAAACAAGATCTTTTAGGAAATAAGCATGAGTTTATAATTCCTGGTTATGAAAATTCAATTGCAATTTTTCAAGGAGATATTCCCCATGATGCCGTGTTTCCATCTTATAAATTAAAAAAACCTAGATACACTATTGTAACCGATTATGAATAATTTTAAAAAAAATAAATATTTAATTGTTAAAAAAGCTATTGATTTAAAAATAATTAAATTTATGACTGATTATTTAAATTTAAAAAAAGATGTTGCCAAAACAATGAGAGATATAAATTACAAAGATCCTCATCAAATTTTAGGAACTTTTACAGATACACAAATTCCAAATACTTTTTCAATATATTCAGATGTGGCAAACGAAGTGTTATTAAAAAACTTAATACCATTAATGGAAAAAAAAACTAAATTAAAATTAGTTCCTACTTATTCTTATGCTAGAGTTTATAAAAAAGGGGATGAACTTAAAAGACATAAGGACAGAGATAGTTGTGAGATATCAACAACTTTAAATTTAGGTGGAGATCCTTGGTCAATATATCTAGAACCATCGGGAAAACATAACATGAAAGCAATTAAAATAGATTTAAAACCAGGAGACATGTTAATATATAAAGGTTGTGACTTAGAACATTGGAGAAAAAAATTTAAAGGCAAACAATGTGTACAAGTATTTTTACACTACAATAAATATAAAAATAAAAAAAATATTTATGATGGTAGACCCCATTTAGGGTTACCTAATTTTTTTAGAAAATAATGAAAGCATTTAAACATAATAATAAAAATAATTTTTTAGCCGGATGGTATATTAATAAAAAAGTATGCAAGGATTTAATTAATTTTTTTGAAAAAACAAAAAAAACAAACGCTGGGACAAAAGGACCAGGAACTGTAGGAAAATACGGCGGTGGTATTCAAATAGATTTAGATATAAAAGATTCTATAGATTTACCTTTAATTGCTACAAAAAATGAAAAATTTAAAGAAGTAAATAATTATTTATTTGAATTACAAAAAGTATTGAATAATTACAAAGACAAGTATATTTATTCTAATCTTCATCAACATACATATGTTTTAAATGAATCCTTTAATATTCAAAAATATCAAAAAAATGGAGGATTTAAAAAATTTCATTATGAAAGAAACGGTAATCCTAAATTTACTAATAGACATTTAGTTTTTATGACATACTTAAATAATATTAAAGATAAAGGAGAAACTGAATGGTACTATCAAAAACTAAAAGTTAAACCTGAAACAGGTTTAACTTTAATATGGCCTGTAGATTGGACGTTTACACATAGAGGAATACCCTCTAAAAAAGAAATAAAATATATAGTAACAGGATGGTACTCGTATGTATAAAAATTTTATATTAGAATCTAAAAATTTTTTAACAACTAAAGAATGTAAATATTTAATTAAAGAATATAAAAAAATAAGCAAACCTTCTGAAGAAAAAGGACATGGTTATAATTATGTTGATTTAGAAGGCAAACCAGCTTTTAATCAGTTAACTGTATTAATGCTACCTGTTTTAACAGAATATAAAAAAAAATACCCAGAAGTAGATTTAACTAAAAACAAATGGGCTTTAACTCATCTGAGGTTTAAACATTTTAAACCAGGTAAATTATTTGAAAAATTTCATTCAGAACATAGTTATGAACATGCTACAAGATTACTTAATATACAAATATATTTAAGTGATCATAATTGTGGAACAGAATTTTATAATAAGAAAGTAATAAAATCTGAAGAAGGTAAGATAGTTGTTTTTCCTTCCTATTTTACTCACACACATAAAGGGCAAAAATGTCCTGATAAAAAAAATAGGTATATAATTACTGGATATGTAAACTTTTTAGATTTAACCTAAGAAGTTAATTTTTGTAATTTAGATTTTAAATCAGCTATCTTATTTAAAAATTCATCATTAATTTTACCTAAAGCTTCTATTTGAGTTTCTAAATTTAAAATGTGTTTTTTATAGTCTAAATTTAATAACACTTCAGATTTTTTTACATTTTTTTCCATCTCGACTTTTTCTTCTAAATCTTTTATGATAGCATTTTTTATTTCTATTTCTGTCATATGATTAAATTTATTAGTTTATTAGAAAAAGTCAAGTATCCCAGTCTCAATCAAAAGAATAAGGAGTTGTGGGATATTGAAGGTATTATTAAAAATAAATCCAATCAATCCTTTAAATTTGATTTAAGACCCCTTAAGAATAATGCAAAAAGAGGATCATTTAAAACTAAGGCTGACAAGATAGTTTATGAAATTAAAGATCAATATGTTATTGTAGATGTAGATGAACTACATAATTATCTAAAAGAAAATTCATTTAAAGTGGTTAAAATAGAGGATTTGATATCCAAGCTAGATTGGAATATAATACTACCAAAATAATAAAAACCTTATATATTCAACCTTATGGCATTAAAAAAAGTAGATTTTGCAGCAGGTTTTAATAAACAAAGCGTACCTTCAGCTCTTCCTGGACAATGGGTGGATGGAGATTTTGTACGTTTTAGGTATACAGCACCGGAAAAAATAGGAGGATGGGAACAATTAACTGTTTCTAATGAAACATTACCTGGAGTGGCAAGAGCTCAATTATCCTTTACTAGTTTAAAAGGAGAAAAATACACGGCTATCGGAACATCACAGGGTTTATTTTTATATTATGCAGAAGCTTTTTATGACATTACTCCATTAGATGCTGCTATCACTGGAGCGACTTTTGATACCAATAACGCTTCCACATCTGTTACAGTAAATAAAACATCTCATAATTTATCTGTAGGAAGATATATTACTTTTACTAGTGTAACTGCTCCTCCAGGATCAGGTTATGCAATATCAGATTTTGAAATAGGAGCTTTTGAAATTGTTCAAGTTAATAATGCAAATAGTTTTAATATTGTAATGAGAACTAATGCTTCGGCAAATACAACTGGAGTAGGGGCTGCAACTATTAATCCGTATGTTGAAATTGGACCAACATTTCAAACAAAAGGATATGGATGGGGAACTTATTTATGGGGCGATTCTACTTGGGGCACTGAAAGATCTACAACCACTGTAGTTTTAGATCCCGGTAATTGGTCTTTAGATAATTTTGGTGAAGTATTGGTTGCAACTATATTTAATGGTAAAACATTTACATGGAATGCAGGAGCTACTAATCCAAGAGGTGTAAGAGCTTCAACTTCAACTTCTGAATTTTCGACTTCTGCAAACCCAACAGCTAGTAGATTTACGTTAGTTTCAGACAGAGACAGACACTTATTTCATTTAGGAACTGAAACAATTATAGGTAATACTGCTACTCAAGATCCCATGTTTGTAAGATTCTCAGATCAAGAAAATTTAAATGACTACTTACCTACTGCAACTAACACTGCAGGTACTTTTAGATTGGATACAGGAAATAAAATTACTGCAGCTTTACAAGGTAAAGACTATGTTTTTGTATTAACAGATTCAGCTGCTTATGTTATTCAATTTGTTGGCCCACCTTTTACATTTAGTGTTAGACAGGTTGGAACTAATTGTGGCTGTATTGCTCAACATGCAGCTACTTATGTTAATGGTGCGGTTTACTGGATGTCAAATGAAGGTGGATTTTTTATGTATGATGGTACAGTTAAAGCGCTTCCTTGTTTAGTTGAAGATTTTGTATTCACAACACAAAATGGAAATTTAGGTGTTAACTATAGTTCAGCAGATACAATTTATTCAGCTCCAAATAGTTTATACACAGAAATTAATTGGTTTTATCCTAAATCAGGATCCGAACAAATTGACAGGTGTGTAACATATAACTACCAAGAAAACGTATGGACTACTTCGTCTCTTGCTCGTAGCACTTATCAAGATCAAGGTGTTTTTGAAAAACCTTACGCAACAGAATACAACGCAACAACAACTCCAGTATTCTTAAACATTTCTGGAATTACTAACAAGTATGGAGCATCAACATATTATGCTCATGAAGTAGGAACGGATCAAGTCAACAGCTCAGGTACAACTTCAATCGATGCTTTTATAAGATCAGGAGACTTTGACATTGAAGATGGGGAATTATTTATGTCTATGAGAAGATTTATGCCTGACTATAAATTTTTAGTAGGTAATTCTAAAGTAACTTTATTTATTTCTGATTATCCATCGGATACTCAAACAGGTTCCCCTTTAGGTCCCTTTACAATAACAAAAACCACTGATAAAGTAGATACTAGAGCTCGAGGAAGACTATTATCCTTAAAAATTGAAAACGATGCTGCAGGTGAAACTTGGCGTTATGGTAGTTTTAGAATGGATGCACAACCAGACGGGAGAAGATAATGACTAAAAGATTAAATATTAAAAAAGCAATTAAAAAACCAGGTTCTTTAAGAAAAGCTTTAAATATTAAAAAAGGTGAAAAGATACCTTTAGATAAATTGAATAAAGCAGCTAAGGCAAAAGGTAAGTTAGGTCAAAGAGCTAGATTTGCTAAAACATTAAGAAAAATAAATAGAGCATAATGGCTAAACTAACTAACTATATACCTGAGCCTAGACAAGAATATGATGTAGAAAATCAAAGACAAATCATTGAATCTATGACAACAATGAAACAGCAACTTAATTTTTCTTTTCAAGAAGATTTAAAAAATGAACAAGATGCTTTTAATTATTTTTTATCATGACAATACAATATAAAAACGCTAGCAAAATATTAGACGGGACAGGAATGACAACTGTTCTAACCATATCTACCTCAGCGGTAGCTATTGTAAAATCTGTATATGTATCAAACAATAGCACAGGAGCTGTGTTAGTTAATTGTGATCTAAAGGATTCATCAGCAACTACTGACATTGAATTTTTTAGAAAAGATATACCGGCTTCAAGCACCATAAATGCTACAGAACAGGGCTTGAATTTAGAAGCAGGAGATGCTATAAAAGCGCAAGCAGAAACAGCTAATAAGTTAGAAGTCGTAGTTAATTATGCTTTAATAACTAGAGAGAATGAAAACGGATAACGTAATAAAAATACATTGTACTACTATAACAACTTATAGAAATACAAAAACAGGTGAAATGTCTACAGATAAAGTGGAGGGTCCCGATATTGTAACTGATGTTACAGTGCAAGTATCTCCAAAAGGTTTAGATTTAATGCAGAAAGTGATGAATAAACAAAATGAAAATAAAAAACCAAAAGCCTAAAGGCGGCACCGAATTACAACTTGAATTTTTAATTAAGTATGTAGATAAAAATTTATTAGATAAAGTACAGATTTGTACTAGCGTTCCTGGTAAAGTTCCTATTGACCCAAATAAAGTAAACATACTTTGGCAAAAAAATTCTTACGATCAACCTAATATATATCCTTGGTTTAAAAATAAAGCGAACCACAATATATATGATTGGTATGTTTTTAACTCACATTGGAATCATGAAAAATTTAGGATGATGTTCGGACTACCCGACCACAAATGTATTGTTATTAAAAACGGTATTGAAAAAATAGAAAAAGCTAAACCATACGAGAAAGGTCAACCAATAAAAATTATACATCAAAATACTCCGTGGAGAGGATTAAGTGTACTATTGGGTGCCATGCAATTAGTTAAGAATCCATTAATTAGTTTAGATGTCTATTCTTCCTGTGAAGTATATGGTAAAGATTTTATGGAAAAAAATGACCATAACTACAAAGCTTTGTATGAACAAGCAGAGCAGCTATCAAATGTAAATTACATTGGTTACAAACCAAACGAATACATTAGAGATAATATAAAAGATTATAATATGTATGTGTACCCAAGTATATTTGAAGAGACTTCATGCATATCTTTATTAGAATCTATGGCGGCTGGACTATATTGTATTACTACGAATTATGGAGCTCTTTTTGAAACAGGTGCTGAATTTCCTATGTATATACCTTATGATAAAGAATATAAAAGATTGGCTGAAAAATTTGCTTACGGCATAGAAGCAGCAGCTAAAAGTTTACATGAACCTGCTATTCACAATCATTTAACTACACAGTCTGGTTATACTCATTTGTATTATGGATGGCCTAAACAATCTTCTTCATGGACTAGATTTTTACAAGGAGCAATTAATGCAAAAAAGTAATAAGGCCTCGAGCCAAAACAATGAGCCCATTTGGTTTAATCAAAACACTTCGACTAAAACCATAACTCCCAATGAGGATACTTACCAAACCATTAAAACAAATAAGGTTGAAGGAGAGGTAACAGAAATAAATATAGGAAATACCCCTACTCATAAAATAATGGTATGCACTCCTTGTCACAGTGATGTTAGCATGCATTATTGTCAAGCAGTTTTAAAGTTTCAACAAGAATGTTGGGCTAAAAAAGTACAGGTAAGTTTTACTTTACTTAAATCATCTTTAGTTACACAAGGTAGAAATTTATGTGTAGCGGAAATGTTGAGCCATGAAGATAACTATACACATTTATTATTTATAGATTCGGATATTGACTTTAATGGGTCTACTATATTTAAAATGTTAGACTTAGATAAAGACGTCATTTCTTGTCCTTATCCTATGAAAATGTTGAGTTGGGATAAAATGTGGAGAAGATGGCATGAAAAAGACGATGCAATTGAAACAGCAGACGATTTAGCTAAATCTGGATTTACCTTTCCTGTTAAAATAGAAAATCCTAATGATATTGAAAGTAAAAAAGGAGTGATAGAACTTTCGCATGCGCCTACTGGATGTATGTTAATTAAAAGAGAAGTATTAGAGAAAATGATTAAAGAGTATCCAGAATTAGAAATCTTTCAACCTACCATTATCAATGGTAAGGAAGTCAAAAAAGATAATATGTATAATCTTTTTGACACTCTACATGACCCTAAAACTAAACGTTATTTTGGAGAAGACTTTGGATTCTGCCAAAGATGGTCTGATATAGGTGGTAAAGTTTATGCTTATATAAATGATTATATTACTCACGTAGGAGAATATTCTTATTGTGGTAGATTTAGAGATGATTTGTGGCAAGGAAGTAGACCTGTCAAATCTGTTGACGAGACCAAGAAAATCAAATAAAGTATAATATTTACAGGACTTCTACGCCTGCTTAACAGTATAAATATATTTAAATTATGGCGATATCTAGATCTTTAATGAACAGACAATTACAAGCAAATGGTGGCATCATGCAAATTGCACCTAGAGAAAAATTTGGTATTGGAAGCTCACTTAAAAAGTTTGTTAGAAAAATTATACCCAATGAATTATCAGAAATAGCAGTTAAAGCTGCACCTTTTGTTGCTCCTTTTAATCCACAGATTGCTGCAGCAATGGCAGGTATCGGTGGTTTTGATCAAACAGGACGTATAGGCGATTCTTTAATGAGCGCTGGTAAAACTTATGCCGGTGGTCAAGCAGCTAGATATATAGGTGGAGCAGGTTTTCAAGATCCAAGTATGGCTGCATTTACACCTAGCGGATTTACTCAAGGCTTTAGTTCCCCTTTAGGTACAGAGACTGGTCTTGGTAAGTTTTTCTCGAACCGAGGAACTGCAGCAAAAGAAGGTGTTCAAGGAATTGACATGGCAACAGGTGGCGCAGATGGTGTTGGAGTAATACAGGATGCCCCAACAACATTAGCTAATGCTAATGAATTATCATATGTTCCTGAAGCAAGTATTGATATGGTTACAGGTGGAGCTGATGGTGTTGGAATAATACAAGACACTATTATAGATAAATCTACAGTAGCTAAAGAACCTGGATTTTTAAAAAATATGTTCGACGGAATAAGTAATCAAGACTATGGTAAAGTTGCTAAAACAATTGGAGACGGAGCTAAAAAATTTGGTAAGGCTATGTTTACAAATAAGGATGG